CGGGAAACGAGAAGCCCTCCAAGTAGAACTTAATATACTATTATCTACTTGTGGGGGTTGCATATATCATAGTTTCCCTTATAGTGCCGAGATTCCAGTTATTATAGATGGGATTAGAGAACAACGTACATTTGAAAGCAAAGAAGATGTATGGGATGTTATTGACTTAGTTACAGAAGAAACTGAGAAAGTCAATAGGGAACATAATAGAGAATTTGATATAACTAATTCTTTATTATCCCAGATTCCTCATTTTGCTTGTCCTAACAATCTTGTTGATTGGGATATTCAAAGAGATATAGAAAAGTATCTATATTGTGAAAAGTTTAATGTGCCACCTTATGAAGGCTCTTATGATGAGCAACCTGCTATGTGGGTTAGAAAATCATTTGCTATTAAATCAGCTATAGCTAAAAAAGAAAAAAAGGATATAGATGCCACAAGACAGAATACTAATTAGATTTCAACCGAAAGGCGATAAACAGCTAATAAAAGCCATTCAATCTCTCGCCTTAGCACAAGCACGTCTAGAAAAAAATACAAAAGAAGTAAGAAAAGAACTTAAACGATTAGGTGCTAGGGGGAAATTGGCGACAGCCCACCTTCGTAATGTTGGAAAAGAAACAGAAAAAACAGCTACTAAATTTTCAGTATTAAGGTCTAAGCTACTTTTAGCCTCATTTGGTTTTGCTTTGTTCACTCAAGGAGTTCTAAAATTTGTTAATGCTGCTGCAAAACAACAAGAAATACTCAATAAATTTAATGTCGTATTTGGAAAGAGTGCAGGTGCAGTAAAGGATTGGGCTGAGGATTATGGTGATGCCGTAGGTAGAGCTACTTCCGATATGATGGGATTTCTTTCTACCTTGCAGGACACTTTTGTTCCTTTAGGATTTAGTAGGGAGTATGCAGCAGATTTATCTCAAAGTTTAACTCAACTAGCGTTAGATGTAGCAAGCTTTAACGATAAAGCTGATGCAGATGTTATAAAGGATTTCCAAAGTGCATTAGTAGGAAATCACGAAACTGTAAGAAAATATGGAATTGTTATAACAGAATCAACTCTTGAATATGAAGCACTTAGATTAGGAATATCTGACACAGTAAGAGAGCTTACAATTCAAGAGAAAGTATTAGCCAGAACAAGTATTGTTCATGGGGGAGCTAAGGATGCTATAAATGATTTGCAACGTACTCAAAGTTCTTATCAAAACAGTCTAAAAGCCCTTCAAGGTCAATGGAAGGAGGCATCTGAGGTGATAGGAGAAGAACTTATGCCTTCCGTATCTAAGCTTATAGATGTCTTAGTTGCCTTGATTCCTTTAATTAAATTTCTATCATCGAGAGTGGTAGAGATTACAGCAGCTTTCGTAGCCTATAAGACTGGACTTGTTCTTACATATGCGGCTATAAAGATTTATACTCTTGCTACTGGGAAAGCTATAGTAATGTCTAAAGCTTTTGCAGCAACCTTAAAAGCTGCTGTTGTAAGGAGTGGTATTGGGGTTTTAATAATTGCTATTGGAGAAATATCATATCGGCTTGGTCTGTTTGGTACAGCAGTAGAAAAAATGGATGAGATAAAATTTGAAATGCCTGAATTTAAACTCCCTGATGTAGGTGATCTGGAACAGTTTATTGCATTGAATGAACACATGAGTAGGGCTACATACGAGTCAAAAAGAAAAGAATTACTAGTTGAAGCATTAGTTTTAGGGACGAGGAAGGGCGTGATGGAGGCTAATAAGAATATTCTTAATCTCCAAGAACATACATTAAAAGGTCAGAAACAATATACGTCAGAATACGCTCAGGTTGCAAGGGATTTAGCCACAAGTAATGAAAAATCAAATAAGCTTGAATTTGAAGGTAATCTAAATAAACAGGAAAGAAATGACCTTGAGCTTGCTTGGCAGAGGATAGAAAATGAAAGAGAAAAGTACACAAAAGGTCTTTTACCTGCAATGGAACATGAAAATGCAATTCTACAGGCGAAGATAGACCTTAGTGGTATTGACCTTGAACTTGCACTACTTAAATTAGATTTAGACCTAAGGAATATCCCTCACGCAGAAGTTAACCTAGAACTATTAGAAGCTGAAATTAGGAAAAGGGCGTTCTTAAATGCTCTTATAAAAAGACAAATTGAAATAGAAAGCTCCAAAGACAGTTTAGAGAAGAGCTGGCAAAAAACAAGAGAGAAAAATCTAAAGGCTTTGACCTCTACAATGGTTAATTTTGCTGTTGGGACTCAGCAAGTAGCTAAAAATTTCAGAGAATTAGGATATATTATAGAGCAAGAATTAAAAAAAATACTACAAACATTCTTAACCAATCAAATATTATTTTCTCTGTTTGGTATAGGCTCTGCTCCAAGCCTTTTTGGACAAAAACCAGCCGAAACTAATTTTTGGAGTAGTTGGACTGGGATGCCTTTTCACTCTGGGGGAATGATTCCTCAATCTTATCAGAGTGGTGGAGAAGTTCCTATTACCGCACAGGAAGGGGAGTTTGTAATGCAAAGAAGTGCCGTTGAATCTATGGGTGTTGAGAATTTAAATAGAATGAATAGAACAGGACAAGCTAGTGGTGGGGTTAATGTTACTTTTAGTGGTAATGTTATGAGTAGAGATTTTATAGAAAATGAAGCCATACCTAAAATTAAAGATGCTATCCGAAGGGGTGCAGATATAGGAATTAGCTAATGCTTAACTTACCTCAGAAGTTTAAGAATGGATTTGCTGGGAAAGCAATCAATGTATACCCTATAGTTGTTATTAATGCAGGGGGGAATATTATTCGGCTTGCTCAAATAAAAGGGCTTTTTGATGGCGAATATTATGAAGACAGAAACCTTGAAGTTTCAAGTGTTAATGAAGATATAAACATTGCAGACAAGACCTTCCAAATAAATCAAGTCGGTATAACTGTAAGTAATTATATAATAGAGCAGATTCGGTTCTCTGAAAAGTTTACAGGGTTTTCATTTACTAATGCAGAAGTTGATATTTATTATGCTAATGAAGGATGTGAAACATTAGATGATTGCTTAAAAATATTTAAAGGCTTTGTTAAAGATTATAGTGGGAATCAAGAGAAAGTAAGCTTTGATATAGAAGACCATAGCCAATACACATTAGATATAAAAACATTTCCTAGAAACAAAACATACGACCCTGCCTCAGAAACAATAGATGCAAGTAAGAATATCCACTTTCCTGTCGTATATGGACACGTTGATAAATCTCCGATGATATTTACCAGAAATAATGCAACATCTGTAATATCGCATATATTCCCTGATGCTGTATTTGAAAGTTCTAATGAAGAACAGCAAATAAATATACAGGGCTTTGCAAATCAATTTGAACCTTTGCTGATGTTTAGAGATGATATGTATCTAGTTGTTCCAAAGCCATTTTTAGATTTGCCAGACAATTTTGAAATAAACGGATATGACTACTCTAATTATAATACTAGCCAAACAGGTGAAGACCAATATGAAATAAGCAGTTCAAATGATTTTATAACTTTAGAAAAGAAAATATCTGATTTCATATATACTCAAGGTATGCCTTTAAATATACAAAGTCGTGACCAATTTCAAATAGAAGCAAGGAGAGAAGTTACAGGTATTTCAGCTTCTTCGTCTGAGGAAGATTTCCTAGATTATGGAGATCAAGGAGATAATCGATATTTAGGAGAATATGATGGTTATAAAGTGGTCGGTCAGAATGGAATATATCATTTTCCCGACAATCAGGAGGATGCTAGTCTTTTAGGTTTTCACAGAGATATGACAATTCTATCGGTTTATTATGCGTATACGCATATCGGTATTGATAGGACTTTTATAGAATCTCCTTATGATAATGGAGATCATTACTCTTTATGGCATTTAGTAAGCACTATCGATAGGTCGGATGTTATAAATGAGTCGGGAAATAAAGCCTGTGATATGCAATATCTCCCAGAGGCATCAGATATTCTTCAGTATTTAAATTTATCAGGGGAATATAATCAAGCTGAATGGGTCACCGAAGATATTAGACCTTATCATACAAATTCGTCATTAAAATACAAAGCAGAAGTTTATTGTGGAATGATTTTTACTAGTTGGGATTTACCTCAAGAGAATCCTCTTCATCAAAATTTAATAGGAATTAGAATAACTAGCTCTTCTAATTCTGATGAAGAACTTATTTTAAACATAGATGACGATGCTAGTGAATATGTTATTCCTAATGCTTCGGCTTGGATAGATGTTGTTGATGATGGATTTGTTAGTCTTAGAAAATTATTATGGGGCGTAAGAATTGACTCAATAACTACACTACAATCAGGAATAATAGAAGGCTCTTGGGTTTTCGGTTTATATCCTACTTTAGGGCAGGTTTCTATAAAAGATTTTGAAACTAGTGTTATAGATACATATGGGGGGGGTGGTGGAATACCTACACACAATTTAAAGAGTTGTAATTTTACAGTTGATGCTTTGTACTCTTACAAAAACCCATATTTAGAGAATCCTGAGAGTTTGGATTTGTCAGAACCTTATGAATCTATTATAAAGTGGGATTATTCTCAAATTGATAACACTAGATTAAAAATTATAGACCATAGATCATCGGGGCATAATGAAGGGGAAAACATTATTGTGACTGAAGTTAGCGGTAGCGAGGTTGGTCTTCTACAGGTTGTGAACTTTCAAGAGAATAATATTATCTCAACTGGGATTGATGCCACATACGGAGGCGAATGGTGTCCTATAACTAATAATCCAACCAATCAAAAACAACAAGTAAAACTAGATTTAACTTTTAATTCATTGTCAGGTAATGACATTGTTTTAGGGAGTGTTTGGAGTAGAATAAAAGGAAAGGTTACGATGGAGTTTTGGAGGAATACAAGTGTCGATGATAATAATAGTGCAAGCTATCCTCATATAATGGTTGAATGTGATGCCCTTAAAAAAGGGAATAATGATAATATAATGGTTAAGAATGATGTATTAAGCTCTACACAAGGATATGATGGAGGATTGCCTCCTGATAATTTGGTTTATAGCTTCTCTACAGGCGTGCCAAACACAGAGCCTGAAGGGAGTGACTACGAATACCTAACAACAGCCAATATAGATTTCCCTGATGAAGAGAATCCTGCTACATTTTTTAGTGAATGTACTGCTTATAAGCCTGAAGGTGATGATGATGGTAAAGACCAATGGAGAGAAAACTTAAATGGTGTAAATAATGTTACTTTAAATTATTGGATAGGTCATCCTTCAGAAACTGTAAATACTTCAACAAATGGATTTTTTAAAACAAGGGTAGAAAATTTTGAAATACATCAAAGATTTATAGTAGGGAATACTTCTCAGCAAAAATACTTTGCAGATGTTATAGGCAGAATAGATAATTTTGAAGGGAGATATACTGGAGAGGCAGATTCCGTTATTACAAAACCTTCTGATATACTAATGCACATAATGGAAAAAGAATTTGGATATTTTAATATTGATGCTTTTGACCAGAGTTCTGTAGAAGAGGCTAGGATTAATCACGATGGCTGGCGTTTTGATTTTGCTATTTATGAAGAAACTAGAGCAAAAGATTTTATATCAGATTTTGCTAAAGACACTAAATTAATACCACGATTTAGACACGATGGTACATTTAGCTTTATCAATATACATGAAAATTATGGATCAGCAGATGAGGTTATAGTATCGTCAGATGTTTCTGATTTTTCATATTCTAAAACCCCAATATCAGATGTAAAATTAATGGTTAAAGTTGATTACAATTATGACATTGGTCTTGATCAATATGTTGCTTCAACAAATCTTAATAATGATGGAGCAATACCTGTTAATTATAATACCTTACAGCAATTATATAATATAAGCTCTCTAGAAGATGCTTATTTAAAGGTTGAATCTAGATATATAAGAGATGAGGCTACTGCTTTAAAGTTGAGAAACTATTTATTAGAATGGAATAAAAATCAACACAATATAATAGAGTGTTCTTTGCCTCCAAACTATATGCACTTAGAGTGTGGGGATGTTGTAGAGTTTGATTCATTGATTGAGGGTATGACTATTTTTGGAGAAGATTATACACAACCCTATTTTGTGGGAGGAGAAAGTGCTTTTGACTTCGGACAGGAAGTCCTGCCTTATTTTATAATTGAATCCATTAAAAAATCTAAATCTAAGGTTCAATTAACATTAACTCAATTACATCAGATGAATCCTCTAAATATTCAAAACAACTCCTTTGATTATGAAACAGGCAGTTTTTACATTCCCCCTGCTTTAGAAGATGAAGAAGGGGGAGAGGAAGAAGAAGAAGTTCCAGTAGAAGAAATTGTTTTAGGTGATGTAAATTTTGATGGAAGTTTAAATATACTTGACATAGTTTCTATTGTTCAAATGGTTATAGGAAGCTCAGAACTTAATTCCAATCAGTTTTTAGCGGCAGATGTAAATCAAGATACATTTATAGATATATTAGATATTGTAGCAATCATACAGGCAGTAATAAATGAAACAGATTTGGGAACAATAGAGGCAGGAGAAGTATGACAACAGGAAAAATAAGCTATTATGATGGGAATGTTTATTTTGAAGCAGACGGAAACCCTTATGCCATAGATATAATATATAAGGGAAAAATCAATGCCGAATCAATGCTACCTAATGGATTCTTGATACAAGAAAAGAATAACAGAATTTTAATACTAAGAATGTCGCACGCACAAATGCCTGAATTATTATTTACTTATACAGGCTCGTTTAGGATAAGAAAGGCTGATTTATACACAGAAAATTCTAGAATAAATGCGTCATTAGACACTAATCTTCACTACCCAAATAGACTTTCAGATAATTGGGTTCAGTTAAATAGTGCATGGGGTGAGTATTCAGACGAATATGCCTATGGCGATCCTTCAAGTAAAAAAAGGACAGATATAGTAACCAATAATATAGAAAGCACATCAGGGTCTTTAGTATCTAAAGACGGAACGCCTTATTTAGGAGGTGTCCATTTTCATTCTGAAGGATATTTTATGACAGGCTCACATCACACAGAAGACTCTGTTAGGCTTTATCACAAGAACAAAAAAAGAATTGTTAAAAGAAAAGTTATAAGAG